TGGGCCTTAGCATATGCCGGGCCATCCCGAAGGAATCACCGAACACAGGGTAAATACTTTTTCTTATAAAAGAGAACATCACGACTGAACGATCCTATTCTCCACCAGCTCAGGTTAGAACTGGACTCTCCCGCATCACGACTGAACGATCCTACGGTGGGCCTGTTACTCAGGACTTAAAATGAAAATATACAAAGGAATGCCTCATCCAGCTTGGATACCAGCAATGGAAACATCTCCCGTAGGGAGCGCTCCGCCAGCGCCAAGATTTCCGAGACGGCGACGCATACCGCGCGTCGGACTGTAAACATGGTAACGAAAATCATCACCAGCAGCCCAATACACGTGAATGTTCGTGTTCAACGGCACATTGACATAGAGGTACCCTACCCCTCGAGGCCCAACATCATCGTCAACACCCACACGAAGCGTCGGCAAGAAGTTGAACTCAGACGAGAAAGGGACACTCACATCGATGAACGATTGAGAACCGATCGGGTAGAGAACCTCACGGGCCATGTACCCGCCATGTAAAGCAGCCCGAACCGCTCCTGTACCACCAGGATTGGTTACAGTACCACCATTCATGGTAAGCACATGAGAAAAGTCGTTGTCGGTTGTCCCAGTAGGGCGCGTCGACAACGCCATCGACACTGTTGAATGTGCCGCAGTTTCCGCATAAATGCGGAATTTTTGCATCCCTGACCACCCAGCAAAAATATTGTTGAGTGGGCCTGGAGGCTCACAAGGAATGCGGTAGATGGTCCGATTCGCAGTTCCAGGGATTGAAGAAGGGCTCAACGATGGAGGTTGTTTACCCGCAACGTTGGAGATCCAACTCAACGGGAAAAACGTGTACCGACGAACCAGTTCGTGAACATCTCCCACTTCGTACTCAAACTTCTGGCCTAAATTCACCCGACACAACCTCATGGGAGGAGGGGTGCGAGTTGTCGTCGTCGACACCACTTCCTGAGCAGCGTTGATGTCCGATGTCTCGACACTAGCTCCTTCCGATTCGGCAATGAACAACAAGCGGTCAACGTTGTCTCCCAGCTGGGTGGCTGGATACGGATTTGGCATTGCCAGACGTACATTTTCGAAACGAATCTCGATAATGACGTCGACGCCGCCCGAAACAACCTCAGACGTGACCCGAAGCTCATTTAGAACTGAAAAAGCAACTTGACCAAACCGCGAAGACTGCGACTGTTGCTTGTTCTCAGAGGCTCGAATGAACTCTTGAGCTGAGTTCCACGGAACACGGAATTCACTAACCGACTTCTCAGCATTGAAATCCAGAATGTTGTTGTACAGAGCTGTCTTCTGAGCTGGTATGTCCGGCAGAACTGAATACGAAACCGTGGCTTGCAAACGGCCAGAATGGAACCGCGTCCGCACCGCGTGAACGGAAAACACGATGTCAAAGTGAGCGAACTTGAACATGTTCAAAATTCCCACATTGACTGGAATGTCCCAGCCTGTTGACCATGGGGTCCGCGAGTCATCAAAAACAACCGTGTCCAGATCCAAGGTGTACAAATCTGTACCATCAGCCTGTCCCGTGTTCCATCCGAAATTGAAAACTCGACCTTGGCGAGCCAGAAGGTTCGCAATGGTGGTTTCCTCCGAGTCACGAAAAGAAAACGGTTGACGAAACATCTCCTGTGGATGCAAATACAAACCGGTAGTTGTCTCAGGACCATTCGTCTTCGACATGGAAGGGAACTGTTGAACCATGGGAATACCTCCGCCAACGACAGGAGGATTATCCAATGGAACAGCTGAAACGTCCATCTTCTGATCAAGCGACTGAGTGTTGCCACCAATCTTGGTGTTGCCTTCAATAGGCATGTTGCCAGCAACATCACCAACAGAATAGGTGTTCTGCACGTTGGTTGTGGAAACATTTCCTCCTTCAGCAACCCAAGTTGTGTCACTCGAAAGCAGTTGACCTGCCAAACTACCAGTACCGCGGGTGAAACCATATCGAGGACGATCATTCGTCTGCGAAGGTGGTAACACACGAGGAATGCGCTGCGTCGTAACAAATCGGGAAAACATGGTAACCCCACAATTCTGCGGAGATGACAGCGAAACGAGAGGCGAATATACGCCCATGCGCAAATAGCCGGTACTGATCGAAGCATCGTGCGCCAACTGATTGTCGAGCATCGTACGCCAATACCTGAACGGAATTCTCAACACACCCGTGGGATTGTCACACGGTGAAAGTTTCATGTGAGGAAGACCAACCCAGTTGACAAATTGCGGATCGACCGAACTCAGCGGAGTAAAGTACACGACCAAGCAACCTGCCTGTGTTGGAGACCCGTTCAGTTGCACCATGATCTCCACATCGGGTTCCGAAAATTGGAAATTCTGGAAACCCATGTTTTGGATGTTTGCTTGGTCTCCCATTCCCAAAACCCCATAAGGAAGAGAGATGGCAGTGAAGCCAGCGATCTGAGATCCGACTTGGTCGGTGTTGAGCCAATTCCACTGACCACGGCGCACAAAACTCTCTGTGCCCATGTTCATTGAACCGGCTTCCTCACTCATAGCTGACCCAATTGGGGCACGACCACTCAAAACAACGTCACGAGATTGAATCATGGTGTTGGTGTCCACCGTAACAAGACCTCGAGTATGAACTGAAGGGCCTGTTTGTGCAGCACCAAGAACCGAATCAGATTCAGCCACGAACCGGAAATCAGCGGAGTTCTCAGTAGTGCGTTCTGCTACAGTGCGACGCAATGAAGACCACGGTGGGAGATCTACTCGATCCAAACCACAGCGTTCTAGAGCATTGTTGACACTGTCACGGAAAAACTCGAAATACTCCTTGTCCCACTGACTAGCGTACTCGATCATCTGACGAGCTTCCTGAACAATGGTTCGATTGCGATTGCGAGTCCAAAGCAAGCTTTCTTCAAGAGTCGACTTCCGGAGAGCTCCTGACCAAGACCCATCCACAAGGACAAAATAATGTCCCAGGAACAGAATCTCATTGAACGACTCATATGAGGACGTCAGCTCTCGTTCTTTCACTGCACTTGTGTAGACTTGCCCAAGAAGTTTCATGGCATCGCGAACTTGAAGCGGGTTCCACTCAATTGCACGTGAAATCGACAAAATGTGATCATCACCCAAAATGACGAGAGAAACACAAGCCTCGAAAATTCGACCAGGATGACTCTTCTTGAAACCGTACCGGAAGTAAAGCTCCGCTGTGATGCAATTCAAGATTGTGGTCCAAAAACCACCACTTGCATTGTTGCACTCGGTGCGGACCTTCCATCTGCCAATGATGAACGGCACAGTGGTCTCGTGGCTGCGAACGTGCTCAAAAATCACGTCGCTCCGATCCAATTTCGCCCCCAGACGCTCCAGAACCTTAAAGCTCATGTCCATTACCTGCCTTTGGTGGCGGAGATCATACTCATTGAAATCGCCAGCCACCAATCGGTCTGGATTTTCTCGGACGCGATGAAAAATCTTGTTCGCGTCATGAGAACTGGGGTTGATGCCCAAAGCGTAGCCGTGGGCAGGAAAGCTAGCGTTGAACGCAGCAACCATAGATCCGAACAACATACGGCATACGACATTGTAAACAACGTCATTGCTGTATGTGATTCGAGTGTTCACTTGGGCAATCTTTGACTGTGACCGCACCTCGTCCTTTTGGAAACCCAAGAAAACCTTGTCCAATGCTTCCCCGTCCCGAACACGCTTGTACGTGTCAAGCACATGGGATCGGAAATTCTCATTGAACTTTCCTTCAGAGCCTTCGAACCAGATCAACTCGCGTTTCCCAGTCTTGTTGACGAAATAGCAGTATGGGGATCCAGCGTTTGTTGAGGTCACAATCGACGACAAGACACCTGGAATGCCGAACACGGCTTCTTCAAAAGACAGTTCGCGCAAACCACCTGTTCCGGAATAATCAAGCGCCTGATCCAAATGGGCAAACAAGTCGTCTCCACACAAGGAAAGAACTTCATCATCCAATTGAACCTTCGGAGCCTTGACCAAGCGAACAACTGCTTCATCGACAGGATCCAATCCGCGTGCGCGTGGATCTTCGGAGGACAAGATTGCTGGTTCCTTCACTGTAACAAACGGCAAGAACTCCGCGATACAGGACGGCTTCAGCTTCGTTTTGTCGCTCAAATGAACACGTGCGTTGTGCGGAACGGGTTCGATGCTCACCAGGTTCGGGCTTTCTGTCTCCTCCAAACGATCAATCACAGAACACTCTGCAACAAACGCCTTTGTGTTCAACAAAGGACCAATGGCTTCCTCAATCATCTCACGCGAAACGCGAACACTCAAACCGACTGGGTTGGTCTTTGACAACGAACCCGCGACATGGATGCCTACACACTTTGTGATATGATCACCAGCTGCCATCAAAACAGGAGTTCCACAATCACCAGACGTTGTGTACGCGTCGTAACGGAAACCATCACGAAGACGGAAACGAGTTCCTTCATAGGAATAATCCTGAACATCAGCCATGGCATAGGTCATGATCAAACCCGATCGCGCCCGTAAACTAACGCGGAAACGATTCTCAGGAAACTCGTCTTCTCGCAAAAAACACGAAAGAACGTTCTTGAAAGCTGGACAACGTCGGTCTCCGATGCGAACGAACGCGATGTCCATGTCAATATTTCCTTCCTCATCGCGACAAAGAATGAAATCCGAAGCAGCGCACTTCCAACGATAGCTTTGATCATTGAAGTGGAAACCAATCTCTGTTCCTGGTGCAACCCCTTCGCCGTTGTGAAACAACCCGTGAGCGTACGTGAGAACCCATTCTCCACCAAGGGGAACACAGTTCAAAACGCAAAAACCAACATCCAAACGCGCTGTTTGAAGGGCCTTCTTCGCTTCTGGAAAGTAACTCTCTCCACGCGTCCATCGCGATTTCTCGCGTGATCGGTGAGAAACCTTGCGACGAGGATCTGACTCCGGTTCAAAAGTGACCTCATTCGGAGTCTTCTCTGTGGACAACCACTGAGACAAACCAAACATAGTGCCCAAAGCAGCTCCGATTAGAACTTGCTTCTTAGCCATGTTCCAGATCTTGTCTTGAACTACAACCTCGTACGAATCGGGTAAGGCGTCCCAAACTGTACTCAAATCAAGCAAAACTCTCTCTGCAACGGCCTTTTGCCAAGCCGCATAATCGTCAATGTACGTGACTGGTGTAGGCCTCTCTGTGTTCTTAGCTCGGTGGTCAAGATCTGACCACACGCGCCAATAGGCCTCATTCTGGTCTCCGTGCGTTTCAATGCACGATGCACAAACCCAGTTCAGACTGTTTCGAGACGAATTGCACGCCCTCTTTTCATCGCACCTGGGATTCAGGCATGGATGAAAGTGAGCATCATCTGTGCAAACACTCAAAGTCGGATGAGAAGTGCGATCAGGACCTGGATCTGTTGAAAGATCACTGTCGGTGAACGGATTCCCTTCTCCACCTTTCGTGCATTCCTCTTTGAAACCACACTTATTGCACACGATAGGCCCAGCATTCACCTTATGGCGAAAGCTTTCTCCACATCGTACACACCGGTGGTAATGACGTGTCGGAGGAGCTTCGGCGACGAATTCATCCTTCGAATTGACAAACAAACTCGCCAAAGCTTCGACCACGCCAACAGGGCGTGCAGGTAAAGAGCACGTCTTTCGCAACTCTTCGTTGATCAGATTCATGGGATCCTCTTCATCATCAAGGATACCGTTCATCGACTCATTCAAAATGCGCGAAAGAGCGAGCTTTTCTTCATGCTTGTCCCGCAAGAATTGGCATAGGACCTCGAAAGACATCCAAGGCGTCGCCATGTTCTCAGCATCGGGACGGAAAACAGCTGGCAAACAGCGAGCACGAACCCACTTTGTTTCACGGACTGCCTCCGCATCAAGAAGCTTGAGGTCAAAAGCACTCGAGGGGTCAGACAATGACCCATGAACACACCTCTCAAACCCAGGAGCAACTTCAAACTCCACCACAACGTCACGACGACGTTGAATAGCGTTGGAGTCAAAAGAAGCGACTCGCGGATAAGCAGTATTGCTCATCGTGAAAATGAACTCTGAGTCAAACTCTGCGCCCTTCACACCGACAAAAACATTGTCGATGGTAGGCATATCGAGTTTGACCTTGGCAGAACTTTTCAGCTTTAAGAAAACTGAAGCGGTTTTTTCCTGCAGCGCTTGAGGTCCAACAAGGAACTCGTCAATGACAACAGAACGATGGTTCATGTATCCTGAATGATGTTCGTCATCGAAACTCATTGGATAAGACTCATGAGGCATGATTCCGAAAGCTCGGGCCTGAAGTTTCTTTTCCAAAGTCGACTTACCGATACCGGGTCGACCAAAGATGTGAACACAGAACGGCTCGTCTCGGGTACGGGAGCCCGTGACGAATTGCACTATGTTCATGTGAATCTTCTGGAGACGAATGAAAACCGCCAAACACGCTGATCGCAGCGAGTTAAAGGCGTTCCCAGTCATCTGATTCAACAGAAGACTCCCTCGGGACATGACATCCTTCACTTGTGAGATGTACACTTCCGAGCTGACAACTCGGGGAACAGTTGAAAGATGTATCAATGCGTTCGCCGTAGCACGCCACTGATTCATCTCTCTCTTCACTCGACTCTCAGTGGTCCCGAATTTAAACTCGAGAGCATCCTTGAGAACGTCAGGAAGCAAAGAGAAGCAACAAGCTCCAAGATTCGCGACTACCGTGCCCCCTGCCATCAGCGTGCATAAGTATCGCGCACGGGAGAGGATTTTCCCCTCATCCCCTTTTGACAAACCAAAAATTCCGGCTGTCAAAGTGGCAACCAAGGTTGCCGGGTGAATATCTGCCTCCGCCTGGAACACTTCCTGTACATTGCGCATGCGCATAACTAGCGCAGACGTTGTCTGATAGGAAATGACAAAGCATCCCGTGAAGAAGATAAACATTGTCCAAGCGAAAAACGCAAACATCATCTGCTTGAATTCTTCAGACTGAACAACTGTCAAAAGAGTTCGCAAGTCGAAAGCTTCAATAATGAAGTTCTTCAAGAACTCACGAAGTCTCTTCAACACGCCTCGATAGGTATTGGTGATCAACTCCAGAATGCCGGCGACAGCACCCCAAACCAGATCAACGACCTTTTCGATGATATCTGACAGATTCAAGTCAGAAA